GCCGCAGTAATGAACTCCGACTTATCATAGTTTGAATACCCATCAAGTTTACGAATCTTCAGTTTGAAGTTCGCACCATCCCAAAGATTGAACACATCTACTTGTGTCTCATCTTCAAATTCAGGATTAGCCATAGAACTAACCATGTCAAAGATTTTCTTTCCATAACGGAAAAGGAAAACCTTACCTTCGTTTTGGGGATTCGCCTTGTCTTCTACGACAAAGATATTAGAGAAGTAAGTCAACCTTCTCTTTTGTTTACGAGCGATCTCTTTGTTCGCTTCGATTCCAGAGTTCCAAAGAGTAGAGTTATACTCTGCCAATGGATCTTTCTGACCAATAGTAGTCAAAGAGTTTTCGATATACCATCCGCCTGGACCTTGAAATCCATGATTGAAAACACGCACATAAGGCATATCTTCATTTTCAGGTGATGGGAGAAAACGAATTACAGCGTAACCGCTTCCAGATTTATCCAATTCTGCTTTCCAGAATCGTTCATCTTCGCGACTGAAATTGTTTTTGGGGTTGTTGATTTTCTCAATCGATTGATTAAGTTTTTCTAAATCGGCGGACCGATTCTTCTTGAGTGAAGCAAATGAATTTGCCATTTCTGTCTCCGTATTTCTGGTTATCCACTTTATTCATAATATAAATCTACTTGTTTTCTGAGTATGTCTACATATTTCTGCTTATTTAAATTCAAAAAAGGAGCATAATTATTACACATACTATATAGTTCCGGCCAAATGACCGATTCCTCAATCTTCTCATTGAACACTGAGGAAAAATTCAGTATTGAATCTAGAACAATAAAAGATTCTACTGAAATGTCTTCACCAAACACATGGTGAAGCATTGGAGGATGTTGACCATCCACCACATCGAAAATGGAATTGAAACTTTTGTTTTCTTCAAACAAAGAACCAATCTCATTCTCAAATACATAAGGAAGACTTTGTATCTTTGCCTTCCAAGCAATATAGTTATCTCTACCTTCAGGAGAGGTTACATTACCTACCCACAAATCCCTTGTCTTCACAAAATTGGATACAAGAAACTTAGTGAGATCTTCTTCTCTATAAATTTTTGATAGTCGAACAAAGTGATGTTTATCTCTTCTCTTATCGAAAGAGGATTCATTTGCTCGAACCTTACCGTTGAACTTGAAGTAATCGTAGCTCGTTCTGTTGAAGTGTTGTTTCAACGAGAGGTATTTTTGGTACACTTCAAAGGGTCGCACTTTTGGTATCATATAGGAAGTTTAGAGGTCTTTGGCATAAAATGCAAGGTCTCTGCTTCTTCCCTTAGTTTGTTTTTGGTTTTTACATTAATCAAACCAGCAACTGTTTCCGACTCAAGACCATTTTCATCAGCATGATACATTATAGCATCAAGATAACTCATCTTTGTCGTTTCAACAATTGAATTGATTTCAGTATTGTAACGTTCACTTGTAAACATATTCAGTAATTCTGTCATATTGTAACTCCATAATATATGATTATAACAAATTGTAGTTTCATTGTCAAGTTAAATCGATTCATTCATCTTCTTCACCGCTTCACCTTCTTTTTGTTCTGGATCATCTTTATCTTTGAACCAATAATCCGTGGCTTTTGCTAAGACCGCGACGTACGCCCCCACCATGATATTTACCAGATCGCGAGATTCTGCCGGTAATGAACCAAAAAATAACAACCATATTAAAAACAAAAAAGTAAGAACTATAATCAGTGACAGTGTAAATCTTGACCACCAGTTCAGTTTTTTTCTTGTCTCAATTTTCTCATAACGTAACGCTTCCATTGGATTACTCTCCCATAATTTTTCTTCTTGTGCTTCAATCATTTCAGCAGAGGTATTGACTTTTCCATCCTCTGATCTTTTTTTAAATATTTTTTTGTTCATATCCCTATCCAAAAAATTGTGTAGAAATGGGAATCTTCTGTTACGAGGCGATTCCCAAACCCTACAGATTAATTATGCCGCTAGAGCAACCCGCGCTGGGGAATAATCTGAATTATTAGCTGCGAAAAAGTTTGCATCTAATTTAGTTGATTGTAGTCAATCACCCGATTCGTTCTCTCCAATACTTTCATTAGCAATCGAAATCCATGTCAGCCCCAATTCGTTGTGTGTATGGTGGAGCTGGCGAGAATCGAACTCGCGTCTTACTTAACTATCCTTTTGGGTCATCAAACAAATTCCGTGTGTTCTTTGTGATATTTATATCATAACACTATAAGAACGAAATGTCAAGACATTTTAAAGTGGTAGGCGTCACATACTTCTTTTAGTTTGTGTATGTAATCTAGGGGATTAAACACTTTCCAATCGACTAGAATATCTGTATCCATCAATGGGTTGTATTTGGTTCCATCAAATCTTATCAACGTACAGAGAACCACTTTCTTTGGAATGACACCATACATTTCGTATATCATTCTAGCATAAGCAGTTCCTTGAAGAATGTAAGATTGAATGTATTCTTCTTTCTTGATGTAAGTAGCGGTCTTCCAATCTATGACTGCTAGTTCACCTTCGTATTCAGCAATCAAATCTGTTGTTCCTGCTGTTCTCAATCCATCAGACCAAAGAGGTAACTCAATACCACGAATGTTATCTATTCTCTCATCGATTTGAGGAATTGCTAGTTTGACCAGTTCAATATGTTCTGGTGCGACTCCTTGTAGATAATCCTCGTCACCGAGCATATATTTTTCTATTACGTTGTGTATCTTAGTTCCACGCATAGAAGCTTTGGTAGAAATCTTCTGTGCTGCTTCGTGGCCAACTCTATTTTTCCAAGCTTGTATCCCTGCTTTTGAAACTATTTCGTAAAGAAGATTTGTAATAGATGGATATGTACCTTTTGGAGCATGATACATTCTTCCATTTTTACCTGAGTTGTCTTGTTCGATGAGGTCTTTTCGATTGTCAAAAAGGTCATAATTAAATTTTTTCATAAATTATCGTATATCAATAGTATTGTGGGGATGTAATTTTTTGATTTCTCCCAATCGGTCTCTAAATCCGTCATCAACTTTTCTACCGCCATGGAACCACGGATCACCAATATGAGATTTTCCAAATACGTGCTTCACATCATTCTTGGAGCAAATAGGGCAAGGTTCTTCAGTTGGTATATTTCTATCAACTATTTTATAATTCTCTTCAAATATGTGTTCGCATGCGGAACACTTGTAATCATAATAGGGCATATTATTTTCCTGTTATCAATGTTAGTATATTATTATATAGTGGTATGATTTCTGTTACCCCCGATGAGATTTTTTCTTCTTCCAGAATTTTCCCTCGAATTTGTATCCCATAGTCGCTGCTCGACTTGAAGGACAACCAGACCGACATCTTGCTGTTGCCCAGCCCGACTTATCCACTGAAACAACTAGAGAAGTTTTACTTTTAATCTTTGGTCTCTTGACAATTGATATGGGATCTTTCGTTACAATTGTTCTTGTTATAATAACACAATCTATGCAAGAACCAGAGGTCATTTCTATACGACAACCAGAAGGAGATTTACAGACTTCTTCTGTGATGGTTTCGGTTTTCGCCATCAACGCAGAACTTAGTAACGTCAAAAAACTTATTGTCAGTAGTAATTTTTTCATAATCAATCTCTATTAGAATTAAACTTTTCTCACTCTTCATGTACTATTATACAGAAAAGTGAGAGGTTTGTCAAGTCAAATCTTCATTAGAGTTATCTTTTATTTCCATAGAATATGTGTCTGTCTATGGAAGCCATCACTCTTTTAGTTTTACTCCAATATGGATATTTTTTCATCCAATTTGCGTGATAATGAGTAGCACCATCTGTTATATCTATGAGTTCTTCATCATAGTGACTTTCTAGTACTATTACTGCGAGTTCTTGTGCGGATCTCCAAGTTCTACCTTCATTTGGAATATCCAACCGACCATCACAATACCACGAAAACTGACATCTATCTCTCACTGGAACACGATCATTTAACTCAGCATTATAATAATGAATGCCTTCTTGCACTACACCACAAATGGTATTAGGATAACTCGTGTTGAGTTTACGATTAATCGTAACGTTTGCTACTGCGAGTCTTCCTGCTGTACTCTCCACTCCCGCTTCAAAATAAATATTTTTTGACAAACAATCTAAATCTGCCATAGAATATTTAATTATCGATTCGGGGGTTTGGTAATAATCCGTGTCGCCCACATTTTCAATTACTGACATTGACGATGGTGTCGAAACATCATCCATGTAAAATGGTGCCGAACTATTAAGTTGTGAAGTAGTATACCATAGTGTAGCAAATAAAGCAAGGAACATCCTTACTATTTTTACCATACTTGTACCTTTTTTTGGTTATTCAATCAGTTCACTAAAAATACATAATATATCAATCTCAACCAAACTGTAGTTATATTTAGGTATTTCTACTCTTCAACAACTACTTTTTTCTTAGATTTCTTCTTTGGTCCCC